AGAAAGGCGAGCCTTACACTATTTCCTTCTACGCCAAAAGAAACAGTGGTTCTGGAACAATGTGGGCTTCATTGCGTGAGAACCGCAAATCTGGAGGCAATCCAGAAAGAATTTCAAATACCTTTCAATTAACAGATGAATGGCAACTGTGCAAACTATCAGTACCAGCTCTAGAAAAAAGCGATGAGTTTGATTTTTGGCGCATCATTATTGGATATAGTGAAGCTGGTTCAATTTCGTTTAAAAAGGTGGAATTAACACAAAGCACTACCAGAACAGATGCAGGGCCTGCCCCAGAAGATCAAAATTATTTGGTTGAACAAGCACAAGCTACGTTTGAGAAAACGGTTCAAGGTCTTTCTACTCAATTAACTAAATTAGAGACTAAAACAGGCCCAAACGGTGAACTTGAACAGCGCATGCAGACCTACTCTGAGAAGGCTGCTGTGGACGCTGTAAAAGCAACCAGACAGATTTTGGGGCAAGGCTATATAGCGAAATCTAAGTATGATGAAGATGTAGCTGGAATCACAAGAAGACTTGAAGATTTAAAGCAAAATAATGACCAAGTTATATCTTCCAAGATTGCTGAATACAAGCAGACAGTAGATGGGCAATTTACAACAATCGCAAATCAAATTGGTGATATGTTGAGAAAAACGGATATCCAAATCACACCAAGTCAAATTTCCTTTGGCACTGGAAAGAGCATCAACGGGAGAACGATTAGTTCCCTGATGGTACAAGAGCCAGAGTCCATTGCTTTAATCGCTCAATTGATCAAAGTAAAAGGTGACATGGTAGTTGATGGATCCATCACAAGCCGGCATCTAGCTTCTCAAAGTGTTCGAACCGGTCACATGGAATCCGGATCAGTAACAACTCAGATTCTTGCTTCAAATGCAGTCACTGCTGATAAGTTGCTTGTGGACTCTGCCTTAATCCAGAAATTGCTTGCTAATCAAGCATTTATTAGGGAGCTGATTTCACAAAAAGCATTTATTACTGAGCTGAATTCTATCAAAATCGCTGCGGAAAGAATTCAAGGTGGGAGATTGCTATCTAATAATGGTGCTACTGATTTCAATTTAGATAATGGTAGCGTGAATTTCTATTCTAACCAAGGTTCCATTAGACGGATTGACGACACAACATCATCACAATTTATCCGACTCGAACAAGGTTACTTTAGAGCAGAACGTTTAATTGACCAAAAAGCCGCTCGCATCGTCATCGGAACAAATCACGACAAGACGGAGGGTGTCGAAAATGCTACGTTTGCAGGGACTCGTCTCTGGTCAGGTAGTGGGAACGGTGATAAAGAATCATTCCATGAAACCGTTGCTGACCGAATCATATTTTACGCAAACGGGAAATACCGTAGTCCGTGGATGATCCACAATAACACACGAGACGGTTATACATATTTTATGCCATTAAACGAAAATAGAGTAAAACATGTAATTGGTCGATCAGACAAAAGATTGCATGATATACACACAAACGAAATCACATTAAATGGGGTTCGGCTCAAGATGATGCTAAAAGATATCATGCTCAAAATTGGTTATCGTGGCAATAATAATTGGGCTGATCTTATCAACTAGGAGGTACAATGAACGAAAACATTTTACTGTCAATGGTTGCTGAATTAAATAAGCAATTGAGTGACAAGACGCTGGGTGAAATTGAGTTTAAGGCTCGTTTTACCGATTTGCAATCACAAGTAGCTAAACTTTCGCAAGAAATTGAAAGCTATCGCAACACTATCGAATCAGATGCTGAACTAAAGGCATTGTTCGAAAAAATCAAAAACAACAAAGAGGTAACAAACTAATGGATTATAAATTACAATTTAAATCATATGATGCAGTAGCTGATACGACCAAGGTAGCAATCAAGCAAGACTTCCCGTACCGTGTCTTTGAGGAAATTTTGCCAACAAATCGCATGACCGAAGATGATGCGACATTGGTTGAAGCAGTGTTAAACATTGTCCGCATGGAACTTGATACATCTGGAGCAGTCGTAGCAATCAAGAAAGAGCTTGACAAATCTGTCGAAGCTAACAAGGATGCTATCGCTAAAATCCAAGCTCTCACCAAGGACAACGAAGAAAAAGCAAACCAAATCCAGAAGATCAAGGACGTTGCTGATTGGAATCTTTTAGCTCGTGTAACAGATGTTGACAATCCAATGGATCCTACAATCTTTAAGCGTGGACTTGAGTTGGTTGATCTTGGACAAATTGGGAAAACATATCAACCACAAGAAATCTTTACGATTGAAGATCCAAACCACACAGAAGCATTTGGTGAAGGCAAGCGTGTCATGATCCAAGTAACCGAACCATTTACTTATCAAGGGGAAACCTTGGAGCAACTGGATAGCCTTTACAAAAACGGCAAGATCGGTATCTGGAAATGGACTAAACCAAAAGAAGAGAAGGAAGATAAGCCGGCACAACCTTCTGGCGACCTTGAGACTCAACCAGTTGCGCAGTAGGTAGCCTATACATCAGGAGGTGGTTAAAATAGCCCTAGTGGACCTAATTGACAAGCTAACACCGGTTTTGGTGGTAATTATTCCTAGTTACTTTTCCTTCAAAAGTACCAAGACCACGAAAGAAGCGGACCAAAAATTAAGAGATCTTACCGATAAGATCGACGATTTAGAAAAATCTGTCTTAAATGTGGAAGGAATTGGACAAGAAAACAAGAAAAATCTAACCATGATTGGGAAAGGCTTGCAACGTTTGCAACGTTTTCGATTGCAAGAAAATCTAAAAAAAGCCCTGAAACGGGGCTACACTAACCAGCACGAAATAGAAGAACTTTCCCGCTTATATGAGAGTTACATTGAATTAGGCGGGAATGGTGCTATTAAAGTGCTATTTGAACGGTTTTTAGACCTAGAAATTAAAGAGGAAAATTGAAATGAACCAAATTACTGAAATTGTCGTAGCTAGTTCTTTAAGTATCTTAACCGCCCTTATCGGGATTGTGGCCGGTGCGGTTAAAAACTACTTGGTAACCCGTGGTGGAAAGAAAGCCCTCGAAGTAGTTGAAATCCTGGCTAAAAATGCCGTTAATGCTACCGAGCAAGTAGCGGATAAGCTAGACATCCACGGGAAAGAAAAGCTTGAATACGCTAAAACTAGCTTGATTGAAGGACTCGAAGCACATAACATCACTTTAACGAATGAGCAGTTAAACACATTTCTGGAATCTGCTGTAAAAACAGCAAATGAAGCCTGGAAAAATTGAGGTGAAAAACATGGATAAAGTAAGACTATTTCAAGATGAAGTATTAGGCCGTGGTTTTGATATTGATGGTTGGTACGGTTGGCAATGCTGGGACGGCTACGCTAAGTATTGCTTGTGGTTAGGCGTTCCATTCGCAAACTGTACGGATTCCGGCTATGTGAAAGACATTTGGGAACAGCGTTTTAGCAACGGAATCCTTGACTATTTTGATGAAGTTGAAATCATGCAAGGCGGAGAAGTAGGCGTTTTTATGGAAACAGCAGTTACGCCAGTCTCACACGTCGCTGTCTTCGTCGCTGACATTGACGGTTCCCAAGGTTGGTTCCTTGGTCAAAACCAAAGCGGTGAACCTGGGCCAAATGGGGGCGCTAGCTTTGATTTAGCTATCTATCCATATAGTGCGCTTTATCCTACCGCTTTCCGTCCAAAGGGCGAACCGTTAGAAAAAGAAGAATTGAAAGAAATCATTACGGAAGTCATGGACAACCATGAAGTTCCATTCTTCCCTGAAGACGCTACTTTCACGGTGGGCGATAGTCCTATTAATGTCCGCCGTTATCCGGACTTAACTGGTGAAATCGTGGCGACTTACCAACCAGGCGAGAAGGTTCACTATGATTCTAAGGGTACTAATGCCGGATTCCGCTGGATCTCTTACGTGGGAGAATCTGGAAACCGGAATTATATGGCTATCGGTCCAGTAGATGAAGCCGGGAACCGTACTGATTTATGGGGTATGCTTGAATGATTGGATTTAATTCCACAAATTTACAACAATTCGAAGGAGGGGCAGTCGTCAAACAAGGGGACTCTGCCTCTCTATTTGGTTATGAGCTATTGGATGAACGATGCAAGCCTGTTAATGAGTTAAATGGGCAAAATGCAACTGTTAGAATCTACAATTCGAAGGGTAAGCTCACATTTGAAAGCCTTGTCGAGAAATCAAAAGTGACTTTCAAACTTGAAAAAGTTTTGCCAATCGGATCATATTTGGTCGAGATTGTGTGTGGTGGATACATTTTTCCAAGCGATCGATCAACACGCTTGGATATCACACGTTCAGCAGACGAATTTACAAGTGAGGAAGTCCTTTCGCTTGTAAGAAATGATATTAAAACAGAAATCGATAAGTATATCGCAGCACATCCAAATGGGCCACAGACAGAAGAATTGCCAGATCTGACTACACTTTATAACTTAGCTAAAATTTGAAAGGAATAACTATGACTTTAAATACAGAAAATTTAACATCTTTAGTCAATGCCATAGGTACTGATGTAAAAAAAATCAACTCCACGCTTGCTAACAAGGCAGATAAGTCGGAAATTGGACAAGGTGGGATCACAAAAGAACAGTTGGACACTGCAATTCAAGGTGTCAAAACAGCCATCTTAGGCGAAGGTGTGTCAGAGGAGTTAGATACATTAAAAGAGATTGCCGATAAAATCTCTGCTGGCAGTAGCTCTGATGGGGCTATCGTCTCAAAAATGACTGAACTTGGCCAAAAAA